TATCAATACGCTGATGCAGTGATGGAGGCTCGTAATGAACAAGTGCGATGAGATGTTTTATGAGCAGTACCCAAACATAGTATGGCAAGACGATACAGCCATTACAGTTTGGAGGGATTGTTGGAAAGCCTGTACGGATCGGATGATTTACCAAATGCAGTCACGGACTAAGCTATTTACAGAGGGAATGAAGAAAGAATATGAAACTAACGAACATACACAACTTGCCGCAAACCTTCGTGAATATACTAGAGAGGCCGACCTACAGCAAAGGCAGGGCCAATCTGTCAGTGACCGAATTATTGCAGCCACCGCAGCTCGTACAGCTACGCAAGAAGTACTGGGAAGATTTACAGGAGGACGTAGCTGATAGAGTATGGGCAATCTTTGGCACTGCTATTCATACAATCCTTGAGCAGGGTAAAGATGAACATCACATTATCGAGCAACGTCTTCATGCAACCTTAGATGGATGGAATATTTCCGGTGCTATTGACTTACAGCGTATTGAAGAAGATGGCGTAATCGTAGCTGATTACAAGACTACGGGCGCTTGGGGAGTCATGAACGAGAAGATTGAGTGGGAACAACAGCTCAATATCTATGCATGGCTTGTCGAGCACGTTAAGAAGATGCCAGTAAAGAAGATTGAGATCGTAGCAATCATTAGAGATTGGAGCCGCAGAGATGCACAAAATAAAGAAGGGTATCCCGAAGCGCCAATTAAGGTTCTCGACATACCTTTATGGTCTTATGAAACCCGTGAGGCATTCATTCGTTCCAGAATTGGTCTTCATTCCGATGCTAATTTGGCGACAGAGCTTGGGGAAGATTATTCTCCCTGTACTAGTACTGAGATGTGGGAAAAGCCGACTACTTTTGCAGTTAAGAAGACTGGGAATAAAAGGGCTACGAACGTATTCCTCATTAAAGAAGATGCAGAAACAAAGCAAGCCGAGCTGGGTAAAGGTTACGAGATCGAAGTTCGCCCGGGGGAGAGGACGAGATGTGCGGAGTTTTGTCAAGTAAGTCAGAAGTGCAAGCAGTATCAGCAGTATTTAATTAACCAAACGGAGGAAGTATGAATAATTTAAATGTGAAATATGTAATTAGCATAGCGATTGGATTTATTGCTTTTATTACATTGTGGATGTGGGGTATGCCAATTTATACCGTATACCATCAAAAGATGGAAGGTGAGGCAGAACTTGCTAAGGCCAACTTTAGTAAACAGGTTGCCGTACAAGAAGCTCAAGCAAAAATGGATGCAGCAGTTATGTTAGCCAATGCTGAAGTAGAACGTGCTAAGGGCGTTGCGAAGGCTAATCAAATTATTGGTGATTCATTAAAAAACAATGAAGATTATTTACGTTACTTGTTTGTAAACAATTTAGAGCATACACAGAACCAAGTAATTTACATTCCTACAGAGGCTAACTTACCAATATTGGAGCGCAGAAAATGAAACAATTTTTTCTTTTAGCATTAACTGCTTTTGTATTTTTGATGTATGGCATATCTCAGTGTCATTCAGCAGAAAGATGTGTAAAAGATAGCAATGGTGGTATCTGCTGTTGGGATACTGATTCAGAAGGAACAATTAAACCAATATCTTGTGCATAGGAGCATTAAATGATTACACGTGACCAATTAATTTTGAATTTTATGATGGCATTAACAGGCAACCAGAGTATCTGCGTAGGATCGGAAGATGATCCAAAGTGGATTGTTGAGTATGCGGAGAAATTAACTGATGCATTTTTAAATAAACCAACTATCGAGGATAAAAATGGTAACCCCGTATGATACTGGTAAGGTAAAGATTGGTATTTACTATGAACAACCAAGGTATTGCGAGCATGATAAGGATATGCTGCTAGTTCAGTCTTGGTTAATAGGCGATGCAGAAAAAGCACGAAAAGCCTACTGGACTAATGTATGCTATATGGCCTTAATAGCTTTTGTATTTTTGGTAATGATACTTAAAAAATGAGGATTTTATGAGTGCAAATGAGAAACAGATTGGCGGAGAACATTACAAGGGAAAAGCAATTCAACCTTGGGATTACATTGCCGCTAATAACATTCCGTACTTAGAAGGAAACATCATTAAGTACGCAAGTCGGTGGCGTGATAAAGGTGGTATTGACGATCTACGGAAAGTCATTCATTACGCTGAAAAATTAATTGAATTAGAAAGTGAAAAATGAAAACAAGACAAGAAATGATTTATGACTTTATGCTGGCCTTTGCATCAAATGCAGAATATATAACGGATTATTTTCAGGATCCACAAGAACCGTTTATTAACCCTAGGGTTATTGGTGAGGCTTTATTTCATGCAGCAGCAGGAGCAGCAGATGTTTATTTGAAGGAACAAGCATGAGTATTTTTAAAAAGCTACAAGAAGCACGAATTATGTTGCAAAACACAAAGTTGCAGAAGTCAGGACATAACAAGTTTGCTGGATACTACTACTTTGAGTTAGGTGACTTTCTTCCAGCGATTCAGCTGATCTGTCATAACATGGGTATTTGTGGCTATGTGACGTTTTATACAGACATTGCTATATTGACCCTAGTTGATACAGAAGATGGCTCTCAGGTTGAATTTAAGTCACCCATGTCATCGGCTGCATTAAAGGGATGTCATGACGTTCAAAATTTAGGTGCGGTACAGACTTATCTACGTCGTTATCTTTGGGTGAATGCGTTTGAAATCGTTGAGCATGATGCACTAGAACCATTAACCGGAAAAGAAGAGCCAGTAAAAAAGTCTGAACCAAAGCCATACCTAAAGGTTACAGATGAAGGTGTTAAGAAAGTAACACCAAAGCCTGAACAAAAGAAAGAAGAGTTTTTCGATAGTTCTGAGCCTTGGCAGGTATCCGTGGATGTAACAAAGGATGGCTGGCCTGATGCAGTCAAGCAAGGCATTGCGATGTTAATCCAATTGGCTAAGAAACCTGAAGATGTAAATAGCATCTATAAGATCAATATGCCATTGCTAGAGCAGTTAAAGATCAAAGATGTAGCAACCTTTGATGAGATTTTTGCAACATTTAAAACTACAAAAGAAACCTTGAAAGGACAAGTATGAGCGATTACCCGAACTCTGGTGCATTATTCAATACCAAAGAAAAGAAACATGAAAAAGCCCCTGATATGTGGGGAAAGATTGACTTAGATCGTGACTATATACGTTCTTTACTTGAATCAGGTAATGGTTTAGTCACTATCAAGATTGATGCATGGAATCGTGAAAGCGCAGCTGGTAACCAGTTTTTATCTATTAAGGTAAATACATGGCAACCAAACAATAAAACTGAAGAAAGGATGCCTGAATTATGATTAAGAAGAAACCTGCAGCTAAAAAAGCTCGTACTACAAAAGTAGTAAATAAATTAGAAAAGATGATTGATTGGCAAAAGTTAGCTAAAGATTTGCAAGAGGCCTTAGCTAAAGAGATGCGTGAAAATCAAAATCTTGAGATGGAAAATGCAAAACTAGTTGCTGAGATGTATCGTCATCAAGGTGTTATTACTTTTCTAATGCATGAGGTGAGGCGTGGAAACAATTCAGTTTGAGGGAATTAAAACTGGATTAAAGCAGTCCAAAGATGGCTATATGCTGTCTTTGGCTGTTCATCCAGATGACTTGCCAGATAATCTCATTCGTGATTTTGTAGGCGCTCGTTACATGGTTGTAATGGTTCGTATTGGTGATGATGAGCAACCTGTCAAGCAAGTGCGTAAATCAGATCCAGCAGTTTCTATGGCTGGAATGGTATGCAGAGATTCAGAGTTTTGGAGCTACGTTTTTATTAGAGATGAAGAAATTATTGGATCTGAAGCAGAATGCGCTGAATGGATGAAGATGTATTTTGATATTGAATCAAGAGCTGATTTGAAAACCAATGAGGCAGCTAGGGAAAAGTTCATTAAATTTAAGGAAGATTTTGAGCAATGGAAAAAGTAAAAAGAAATATGGTTCCGTACAGTGTGTATCTTCCAAAGGATTATCACGATAAGATTTCTGCACTCGCAAAGAAGCGTCAGGCTTCTGGAATAATTCGTGATGCAATTTGCATGATCCTTGATGGAGGTGACCAATACAAAGCGGGCTATACAAAAGGTATAAGAGATGCAATTAAGGCCGTAACTAAGATTCCTGAGCTGCAAATTATTGCTTACAAGGGAAAGTATATGGATACGTTTGTATTAGATAATCTTGAACAATTGGAGCTATGATGAAACACGGATGGAAAACGAGGATTGAAGAACGGATTTACTTTGAACGCAAAAAAATAGAACGTGAAGAACGAGCTGCTTTAATGGAATTAATGCGTATGAAATTAAATCATGAAATGAAAATGGCTTTAGTCGGCACAGAAAAGGAGATGCACTAATGGAACAAGATCCATCACGAGAATTAGCAGTAGAGGTATTTAAGTTCTTAATGCCTAAAGCTGATGTCGATACGACTGTGATATTGTCAGCAATGAGCATGGTATTGGCTACTATTGCAGTAGAGGCTGGCATGGAAGAAGAAAAGGCCGTATATGCCTTTAGAAAGTCCTATGGCAATGCAAAACGTAGGCTTAAACAGATTGTAAAGGCGGTGCACTAATGAACGATCAAGATTTTGAAGATGCTTGCGCTATGTTGTCTATGGTTGGAATGATTATTGCAGGTAAGGAGTCTGATGCCAATATTCCTGAAAGGTCTTTTCAGTTTGCAAGAATGATGGTATTAGCCCGTAATACACAACCTGAAGAAGGTATCGTTGCCATTAAGAAACGGATTAAAAAATGAAACGCAGATCTTTTCTAAAGGTATTGGGAGCCGGAGTCGGCTTCATAATGATGCCAGAGTTGGCATTACAGGCTTCTAATACTGGAATCAAAAACTGTGCCGATTTAACGGCTGCAATGGAAACCATGTTTAATTGCAAAATGGGGGAACCTAGAGCCTTTATGGAGTTTACGCTTGATCAGGCCTCAAAGTTCTTTACACCAGCAGCTTATGCCGTGGCTTTGCAAAATACAGGATTAGTTAATAAAAAAGAAGAAGAAACTATTTTGCAAATTTATAAAAAAGGAAGCAAAGGATATATTGATGCTATGAAAGAAATAACGCCCAAAGATGGCATTATTCGTGTTCATTATCAAACATTTGCTTATGCAATTGAAGGAGGATCTGCTGCTGAAGCTGAAGAAAAACTAGCAAATCATTTTTACGAACACTTTAAAAAGTTAGATGAAAACGATAAAAAAATGCTGGCATGGCGTTTAAAACCAGAGTTCACATCGGATGAGGTTACAAGATATGGTGATACTTGGATGACCTATGAAGAAATTGAAGATCGTACAGATTTGTCAAAAGATTACATCAAAGTTAAGGGTACTGAAACAAAACATAATTTGCGTCAGTGGGCATACACAGTTCCAAGGGGTAGAGAAACAGATCCTCCGATCATGACCCCTGAAGGAGTTGAATATGACTTTGATACTGGAGCTTTGAGGTATGTGGATTCTAAAACAATGCTACACAAAATGCGTATGCGATTAGTGATGCCAGAGATGACATTTGAAGTTGCTAATTTAATTAAACCAGAAGGCGTTCCGGTAGCTAAATTACAGGATAAATCATGACAAAAAAGAAGAAAGTTGAAGAAAAAGTTGTAGCTCGCTCACCCCATGAGCTACTATATATTGCTAGGGATTTACATACCCGATATCTTAGGGGATTGATTACCTCAAAAATATTCAAAGAGGAAATGACAAACCTCAATATTGCAGGTAATATCCTGAGCAGATCAGATGAATTTGATCAGTACCCTGAAATTAAAGAATCACTTATACAACTTGCTTCAATTGCCACGGAAATAAAATGAAAGAACCCATCCCTTTTGCTGGTCATATTACAATTAATGACTTTTCACGTGCAGATATATGCCAGTGGGCAGAAGAGGCTGGGTTTTCTACCTTTGATATTAGAAATAATGTCCAAAGATTAGAAAAATTTGCTCGTTTGGTGGAGTTTTTTACTATGGATAGGGTAGAACAATGACTTGGAATCTTCGGGTTGTAGATCAGTCTGAGGATGGTGAAGATTTCCTAGAAGTATGCGAAGTCTACTATGACGAAATTGGTATTCCAATGGGGTATTGCAAGGCTGCTATGTCTGGAGAAACCATAGAAGATATACAGCAATACTTAATGTGGGCTTTAGCGGCCTTAGATCAACCAGTATTGAGTTTTGATATCAGCAAAACAGGCCACTAATGAGTAGCTGGCTAATTGTACTTACGGGGTTAATTTATGCTTATATCGCATTTGACCAGTATATCAAGGGTAATTCTGGAATGGCTGTCACATACTTTGGATATGCTCTTGGCAATGTTGGGCTGTATATGATGGCAAAGTAATAAAAAGTTTCCCGAACGGGAAAAATTGATGAAAAAGTGTGCAAAAATAAAAAAATATTCCCGAACGGGGTATTTTGTAAGAAAAAGTATTAACACGCAAAATGTTAATCAGAAAAAAAGTATGTTAAATGACTCATTAATAAGGCTTTATATATATACGGACTGCTTATTGAGTCATTAACTTTACAATCACCTGTCAACAATTGTGTAGTTAGTTACACATTTTTAATACAAAACGTCAACAAAACTGTTCATATGCATACTTTTTGTCAATAACTATACATATAGGTATCAATATGTATACGTAATTAGTACCTTTAGGTATGAATTGCTATACCGTTTTGTCTAGTAATTCATAAATCTTAATTGGCTCGCTAGAATACAAATCTACATCACAAGCACCCTTTACAGCTTCTTCTGCTGATAGGCCATGCCTAAGCAATGCTTCAGCTGCCATAGCACCACTTCCAATGGCAATAAAGGTATCTGTCTTTTCCCAGTCTAGGGAGTTATCACAGTTATAAAGGCCGTCTTTCCTAAGCCAAATAAAACTGTTGTTATTTTGCAACTTAGGTTTACGTTTTAGTTTGTTTTTCAGGTAATGCAGGACTTTTTCAATATCCGATTGGTGACCAGCACCAGCAAACCATTCGCCATCTATCTCAAATACTTTGTCATGGTGGTACTTAATACCTACATCGTCATCAGAGTACTGACTATCTGCCACTAGGATTTTTTTGCGCCAATCGCCAACAATGGTAGTCATATCGGTAATATCTCCCCACGGAACTCTACTTCCGATTCTCCGCAAACCATAATTAGTTCCGGCATAAGCATTCTACCCTCTGCAAATGACAGCATAACAAATCCGGAACGCCAGTCTTTAGGGCTATCCTCACAGTACTCGAAGGTCTCGCTCATAGGATCAGCTAAACAGCCGGTCTGAATCCCCCAATAGGTTCCTTGATAATTCGAGATTGGAGAGGCACAGAGGACGTGCGTATGACCCGTAATGATGTTCGTGTTTCCCGCCGCCATAAGATTGCTGTAACCCGCTGTACGGCCTCCCTTGAACCTATGTTTTACTACAGTCTCTTCACCGATCCAGAAGCTCCAGCAGGTCTCCCAATGAGGAAAGTGGTATTTAAGGGAAAACCCGTCTACTCCAGAATACTCAGGAACCTTATTGACCAGCCATGATTCATACCTCATATCATGGTTTCCGAGTGTCCAGATTAGCCTACATCCAGCTGGACGTACCTTCTCAATCTGCTCTAAATGCCATTTACAGGCCTCTAATTCCTCTAAAACGGTTGGTTTGGCATCATAATTGATTGAGGGGAATCTACTGAGAACCTGTCCATCAAAGGCATCTCCGTTGCAAATAATGACTTCTGGCTTGAATTTCTTGATAAACTTGATTAAAGCTTTAAATGCCGTGGTAGTGGTATCGGTAAAATGAGCATCTGAAAAGACAATTACTCGTTTAACCTTGTCAACGTCTATGCCTCTACGAACGTTATGAGCTGCTTGCTCTACCTTTTTAATTGGCTTCTTTTCATCTCTTTGAGAGTTATGGGTAGGCAATTCAATGTTATAACGAATTTCAAGGTTTCGTCTTCGAGCCATAGCGCTTCTAGAATTCATGCCTAATTTCTTAGCAACTAGAGCGGGGCTACCCAATTCTTTCCAAACTCTGATAAACTCTTGATCCAAATTCGCATCAAGTTTGCCACCTTTATTAATCTTATTCATTTTATCCTTTACCCTTATGTTCCGTGTTATCTTAGGTTAGTAATACTTCACTTTAATGTAACTTCACGAATCATATAACAAAATTGTATAGAAACAAACAACTCCTTGAAATTATTAGACAATCT